GCTTCAATCAACAAGATACCGCTGCCCTCTGGTGGCAAGTATCCTGCTGTGGCGACTCAAAAAGCAAAAACAAAGTCGCTGCTGCCCTATCGTGTTCCGCGTGATGTTGTAAGCGCACCATCACTACCAGACACACACAAAGGCGCATTGACTAAAACGGGTATCATGAAAGACTATCACAAACTCTCACCTGCCGACCGTGAGATTGTGAACGATGTTGCATCCTGTACGGCACCAATGCATAAGGGTAATTATGTTTACGTTACTCCTGGCATGAATCCTGCGGGTCTTGGTCGGAAAAACGAAGTATTGTAATGCTTGACAAACTAACCAAGCTTTGCTATACTATTATTTCTACTGTTGAATGGAGTTTTGATTATGGCACAAACTAAATCGGCCGCTTATTGGTCACAGCGTAAAGCAAAAAGTTCTGGCAAACTTGTTCGTTGGGAACGTCTTCTGACTGTTCTCGGCAACGGTGGTGTTGTTACTCTCAAAGAGATTCAAGATACAATGGAATATTCCAATATGTATCGGATCGGTGCTGAGATTCTGACACTCAAATATAATGGTGGTGTTGTTCGTGCAAACAAGAATGGTCGTAATGTCGTTGGTTACGAACTGGTCAACGCACAAGAAATGGTTGCAAAATTTCTGACACCGCGTGGTTTCACTGTTGCAAATATTGTTGGTCGTGCAGATAGCATTGAAAAACTTTCTGATCTCAAATCAGAAGTTCAACCTAAAGCAACAAAAACTAAAAAAGCAAAAGTTGAAGAAACACTTGAAGTTGAAGAAGTTACTGAGTAAACAGTTTCGGGGTATTACCAGTGTCTTACCTGGTAACATTAAACGACGAAGACTGTCGGGAGACAGCCATGCGCCCCTTCCTCTTTTTGCAAGGTAAAAAATGTCTAAACTCAAAGAATGGTTAGTCACGAAATATTTGAATCTTGAAACACAAGCCGTCAAAGCAATGGATACGGCTGATTTTTATGGTAATCTATTCACTGAACGGCAGAAGTTTTACATTGCCGTTTTTTTCATGTTACTCATGCTGATGGCTGGTCTCTATGGTGCAGTTCAATTCATAGGTCTAGTTTATATTATGGGTAAGCTAACTCCCGACGATAAGGAATAACATGCCAGTTGCACTCAAATCAGCAATTGTTGCGACAACATGCACCGTAAATTGTTTGATGAATCCGATGCCTACACCAGTGGGTCCACCGGTGCCAGTAGTGCAACAAGTTATTTCTACTCCAACGGCAACGAAAACAGTTGCAACAACAAAAAAAGATCCTTGTTCATCTGCTGCTACTTTTGACGTTGGCGTTTGCGGAACTGAAAAGTATCACGAACTTTTGATGGCAAAATATCATGAATTGAAAACACAATGAATATTTTTTATTTACATCCTGATCCAAAAACGTGTGCTGAATATCACAACGATAAACACGTGGTCAAAATGATCATTGAGTATGCACAATTACTCTCAACGGCGCACCGTATGATTGATGGTGATGAATATATTGATTTTACTGCAAACAACCGTAAAATTAAACGATGGCGTTTACCGGATGATCGTGAACACACACTGATGAAAGCATCACATATCAATCATCCGTCAAACGTATGGGCACGTGCAAATCATTTGAACTATAAATGGTTGTATGAACTCTGGTGTAATTTGCTGAATGAGTATACGTATCGGTATGAAAAAGTTCACTCATGTGCAAGATTGAAAGATGTTCTAGCCAAAACACCAGACAATATTCCTGTTGGTTTACGTGAATCTGAACCAACGCCAGCAATGCCTGATGATGTAAAGATTCTGAACGATTCGTTGGCATCATATCGCAATTACTATACAAAAAACAAAACACATTTAGCCAAATGGAAAAAACGACCAGTACCTGAATGGTACGTTGCTATATAATCATATGCCTACTTATGACTTTTTGAACACACAAACTGGTGAAGTTGAAGAACGCTTCATGTCGTTATCTCAACGTGAACAGTTTCTCAAAGAAAATCCACACATGCAACAAATGATTGGTGCTACTGCTACTGTCAGTGGTGTTTCAATCGTTGGTAAAGTTCCTGATGGATTCAAAGAAGTGCTTGCAAAAGTTTCTGAGAATCATAAACAATCCTCTGTTGCAAACCGTCACGGTAAAAAATCAATCAAAGAAGTACAAACACAAAGACTTGTTGATAAACATTTAGGAAAGTTTTAGTATGAGTTATGTGACATATAATGCGAATATTTGAACATGTAAAATTACCTGCACTTCAGTTTGATTTAGTTGCAGAAACCACTGATAGTGGTAGATTGTATAATACACCTGAGGGCAAGAAATACAAGTCCATCACTACAGTTCTTTCTCACTACAACAAACAGGGCATTTACGAATGGCGTAAAGCTGTTGGTGAAGAATATGCCAACAAAGTATCAAAGAAAGCATCCAATCGTGGTACAAAAGTTCACAAGATTTGTGAAGACTATCTCAACAACGAGATACCAGAATTGAAGATGCAGATGTTGATGCCCGACTTGAAAGAATTATTTTTCAAGATCAAACCAATCATTGATGATAATGTCGGTAAAGTTTATGCACAAGAGCAAGCACTTTATTCTGATAAGTATCGGATTGCTGGACGAGTTGACTTGATTGCAGAATGGAATGGTAAGTTAGCGGTCATCGACTTCAAAACGTCTACAAAGCAAAAGAACGAAGAAGATATCCAGAATTACTTCATGCAGTGTACAGCATATGCTCTGATGTTTGCTGAACGCACCGGCATCTGGATTGATGATATTGTCGTACTGATTGCTACTGAAGAGGGTGATGCTTTGTTATTTGAACGGCAGATACATGATTATCGGAAACCTCTAATGGAGTATATTGATAAATATGCTTGATAATTTGGAGGCATCATGCTATCATTCAAACAACACATACAATTAGATGAAGGTAATCCTCTAGCAAGATTACACAAACACGCTCAAGAAGGCAGACATTATGTGGTTATGTCAGCACACCGTGGCTCAGATGAAGCTACGCCAGAGCAGAATAAGAAACGCCATGAAGAACTGAAGAAGAAGCTATCATCACAAGGTTATGCACACAAAGAAGTTGAAGGACATTGGGAAGGTGGCAAAGAGAAGTCAATTATGGTTCATGCAAAAGACAAAGGTGATGAAGCTGGTCACAAGCTTTTAGGTGATATGAAGAAGCATGGTGAACACTATAATCAAGATGCAATTCTTCATCATAACGGTAGCAAAGCAACATTGCATGGAACAAACAAAACTGGCTTTCCAGGACATGGCAAAACTGAAAATGTGGGCAGTATGAAATACAACAAACCTGATGCGCCGTTTCAGACAGAGATGAAACCGAAGTCAGACAAACCAGTGAAAGCTGGTAGAACAAGTAAAGGCTCTGCAAGATTCACGACGGAGTAATTATGGAAATAAGTGAAAAAGAATATAATGAAAAATTAGATGATTATCTGAGACAGCAAGGACCAAATCCTGGTACTACATTCTTTAGTTCTTGGGGTTGGTATGCAACAAAACGAAATGAATTCAATGCAATAATGAAAGAGGAAGGAATTGTTGTAATTCCTTCAAAGTAAAGGCATTCTGGACGAGGGTTCGATTCCCTCCATCTCCACCAGAAACATTCTTGTCCATGGAGTTGGGAACGGACAGATAAACCGTGAGAGTGTTTCTGATGGGGATGACCTGGTTTTGACAGGGTGAGATAGCAGAGAAGGCAACACGAAAGGCGACGGACGTAATCCGAGCAAATAATATAACCGCAAATGACGAGTTATACGCTCTAGCAGCCTAAATTGCTAGATGAGGTTTCGCCGACTGTCCTTATTATCCAATCAGTCGGCATCAATTGTGGGTTTGGTGGCATCACCCGGACTAGTGCCAAAAAACCACCACTTACACGGAGCTATATTATGAAAGTTTATTTGTCTAATTATCGTCATCATTGGATTTCTCCATACACAATATTGGAGAAAGTTTTCTTTTGGCGTGAGATTGATTATGATGAACCTATCATTGAAAAACTTTCCAACATTCTTGAACCATTCTGCATAGCATGGATGAAGTTTCTTGATTTCATTCATCCAAGAATTAATTATGTAAAGATTGATTATTGGGATGTGTGGAATATGGACCACACTCTTTCGCCCATTATTCTTCCGATGTTGAAGAGACTCAAAGAAACAAAACACGGTTCAGGTTTCGTTGACATGCAAGATGTACCAGAACATCTAAGATGTACAACTACTGAAGACTGGGACAGTCAACGTACATTTGATTTTTATGATGAAGATGTTCCAAAAGAAGGCGTTGCAGATATTCATGCACGATGGAATTGGGTGCTTGACGAAATGATTTTTGCGTTTGAACATCTTGTTGATGATACATGGGAAGACAAGTTTAGTTCAGGTACTATTGATACAGTATTTGTTCCTTGTGAAGATAATCCAAAACTTAGTCGCATGGAACATGGACCTAATCACACATATGTTTGTGATTATGAAGGTTTACGCAAAGAATATGAGCGCATAGATAATGGTCTGCGTTTGTTTGGTAAATATTATCGTAACTTGTGGGATTGATTATGAATAAATCTTTTTTACTAATTGGTGGTACAGTTGCTTTGGTTATGCTTTTGATTGTATTCGTACCGCAACCTAAAGGTGCATACATCAATTGTGGATTGTCAGAAATTTCTCCAGATTTTACTCCAGAGATGCGGAAAATGTGTCGTGAAGTGAGAGCAACGAAACTATAAAATGACTAAATAAAAGACTGGCATCACACACACTCGCCAGTAAACACACACAACACAGGAGAAACACATGAGTAATCTGACACCGTTTGAGATTCGTCTTGAACTTCTAAAAATGGCGAAAGAATTATTGTTAGAAGAGTACCACTCTAGCAAAGATCGCCTCACCAATGAATGGCAAGTAAAGGTAGAGTCCGCCAAGCTAAATGGACAAGTTATACCTGAACATCCAGCCTTCCCAACATATCCCTCAGAAAACGACATCATTACCAAAGCACAGTCTTTGAACGGATTCGTTTCTAATATCACAGCAGAAAAGACACAGAGCAAAAAGTCTGCCTGAACGGGACCGGGTGCAATTTATCGCACCCCTAACTTATAGGAGAAAATATGCGTTACATTACACTAACGATTTGTAGTTTATTTGCAGCATTTATTGTTTATACTGGTCATGCAGCAGCACAAGTTGAAATACCGATCGCACCAAAAGTGCAATTAGAAGATTTGACACCAATGGCACGACAAGAAGTTGAATGTCTTGCACAGAACATGTATTTTGAAGCGGGCGGTGAACCAGAAAAAGGACAATTAGCGGTTGCTTTCGTCACACATAACCGCGCACAGTCTGGATTATTTCCTGATTCATATTGCGGAGTAGTAAAGCAGAGAGTTGGTCCAGTTTGTCAGTTCTCTTGGTATTGTGAACCAAGAGCCCGAAACATGATTGAAAAAGGTCGCTTGACAATTGAGAACAATTCTGTATATAATAGAATAACTGAAATGGCTTTGAATTTTTATCTCTACACAGAAACATTCAAAGATCCAACAAAGGGCGCAATGTTTTTTCATGCGAACTATATAAAGCCCATGTGGAATAACATGAAGTATACAGCACAAATAGGTAGACATTTATTTTACAACAAAGTTTCTAGAAAGCCAGCATGAGTATTTTATCAAGTAAAGAGAAAAAGGAGATTGTTATGGAAAAAGGATTGAGTTCAGTTACCACACTAAGTGTGACACTGGTACTTCTTTCTATTGTGGCTGCAATTTGCATTTACGGACTCAACGAACGTAAACTAATGGCAGCCAATATTGAAAACGCAATTGCAAAAGGAGTTGACCCTTTGTCTGTACGATGTTCATATGCAAAGGGTGATGACATTATTTGTATTGCACATGCATCAACAAGAAAATAAACAGGAGACTATATAATGCACTTTGAAAATGACGATCATAATTTTACATTCAAGTTTGATTCTAATGATGGTAAAACAAGTCTTGAAATGAACTTCAGTGAACTCTACATTGATGATATTTTCAATCAATTCAAGAATTTCTTACATGCATGTGGATATGAAATTGATGGTTACATTGATGTAGTTCCTTGGCACAATCATTTACCACAAAATGAGCAGCCACAATTTGATTTTTCAAACATACCTAATAACAATTGGCCGTTTGGACAAAAAGAACCTGATGTACAAAATCTAACACAGGCATCTGAAAAGTAATGCCTACAAAAGATGAAATGCTAAAGTTTTCTATGAATATAGAAGACTTTGTTGCACGGACTGATTACACATATCTTGAGGCGATTGCTGAACACTGCAAACAAACTGGACTTGAGTTGGAAGTTGCTGCTACGCTTATCACACCGAATCTGAAATCAAAGATTCAGGAGCAAGCGGAGCGCAACAATTTGTTGAAAACGAAGAATAGTCGTTTACCTATATGATCAATGGTTATGAAGCATTCTGTTTATACACTTCTCTCAAACTTCACTTCAATTCAGATTCTTACGATTACTTTAAATATAATGGTAAGGTAAACACAAGTATTGATGCGTTTGAGAATCGGAAAGATAAATGGCACTTCTACAAACTGAGCAGAAGATTCAGCAATGTTGACCAAGGTCGTGACTTTATTGTTGCTAATCTTGTGCATGATCCTAATGTTTGGATTGGACATTTATTGACAGAAGAATCTGATATTCAGTATCGCAAACGTCAGAAGGTGATACAGTCTTTGACATACACGTTCACAAACGAGATTGCATCATTTATGAGACACAAAGACCCTAATGCATCACTAATGATACATGACGGTCAATATCCAGAACTGCTTACAATGTATCTTCAGAATGACATTTCAATTGAAACAATTTGTATACTGAATAAGTTGATGGGATTTTTGTCAATGTGGGATAAAAAAATCATTGATACGATTCGGTATCCAGCAGTAAGCAGAACGATCAAAAAATATACACAATTCATATCTTTTGATGCAACAAAATATAAACTCATACTCAAAAAGGAATACGATGCAAATACGGAAAATATATCTTGATCTTGATGGAGTTCTTTGTGATTTTCATAAACGTTACAAAGAACTTTTTAGTAAAGAACCAAACTATCAAAGACCAAGAGGTGAAACAAAAACAAGAGAATTTGAAGAATTCATTGAAGGTAAACATTTTGAAAGTCTTGATTGGCAACCAGGTGGTAAAGAACTCTATGAGTTTATAATGTCACTTGAAATTCCTGTTGAGATTTTATCTTCTTCAGGTGGTAAAACACGCCATGATGAAGTAAAGAAACAAAAGAAAGTTTGGCTAAAACAAAATGGTATTACAATACCAGCCAATATAGTTCCTGGTCGTGCATTCAAAGCAGATTATGCGAAAGCAAATACTATTTTGATTGATGACACAAGAGATGTGATTGATGATTTCAATATGGCAGGTGGTATCGGAATTCATCACACAGATGCGGCAAAAACGATAGCAATCATTGAATCTATACTTGACGATAGCTATATAGATGTATATAATGAATCATGTGAACAAGATGCACATACAACTAATACAATTTTATACGGAGTAAAACATGTCTGATTTTTCCAGTCTCAAACGCAATCGCAATTCATTTGACAAACTGACTAAAGCGATTGAATCAATCAATACAGTAACAACAGAAAATTCCAAAGAAGACAACAGATTCTGGCAACCAGAGGTAGATAAAGCTGGTAACGGAATGGCAGTCATTCGTTTCTTGCCAGGTCCTGCTGCTGATGGCGATGATGCTCTTCCTTGGGTACGTGTATTCAATCACGGCTTTCAAGGACCAGGTGGTTGGTACATTGAAAATTCTTTGACTACACTCAATCAAAAAGATCCAGTTTCAGAATATAATTCTGTTCTTTGGAATTCTGGTATTGAAGCAAACAAAGAAATTGCACGTAAACAAAAACGCCGTTTGACTTACATTTCAAACGTTCTGATTGTTTCTGATCCAAAGAATCCAGAGAATGAAGGTCAAGTAAAACTCTACAAGTTTGGTAAGAAAATCTTTGACAAGATTAGTGAAGCAATGAATCCTGAGTTTGAAGATGAAACACCAATGAATCCTTTTGATTTCTGGGAAGGTGCTAACTTCAAGATCAAGATTCGTCAAGTTGAAGGCTATCGTAATTATGATAAATCTGAGTTTGACAAGCCTTCTGCTTTGTTTGATGGTGATGATGCAAAACTTGAAGATTTGTGGAAGAAAGAATACTCACTCAAAGAGTTTCTTGATCCTAAGAACTTCAAACCATATGATGTGTTGAAAGCAAAACTTGATAAGGTGTTGGGTCTTGATGGCGCTGCACCAGTATCTAAGACTAAAGCGGTTGATGAG